AAGATACTCTTACTGACGAGTTTAAAGAAAAATCATCAACTATCTTTGAAGCTGCAGTTAGAGCTAAAGTTATCGATGAAGTTAATAAAAAAGTTGAGGAAATTGAAAAACTACATGAGACAGAACAAGCAGCTCATAGCGAAAATTTCCAAAAAGAACTTACTGAAAAGGTCGATGGTTATCTCACATACGTTGTAGAAGAGTGGATGAAAGAAAATGAAATTGCAATCGAAAGAGGAATTCGTTCTGAATTGGTTGAAGATTTCATGTCCGGACTTCAAACTCTTTTCTCCGAGCATTACATTGATATTCCTGAAGAGAAAGTTGACATGGTTGACGACTTATTCACAAAAGTTGATGACCTTGAGACCTCTTTAGATGAAGAAATCAATCGTGGAATTGAACTTCAAAAAGAATTGGCACTATTCAAGAAAGAAGATGCACTTAAAGAAGCAACTAAAGACTTGGCCGATACTGAAACTGAAAAAATTTCAAAATTGGCAGAAGGTATTGAATTTGAAAATACCGAACAGTATGCCGAAAAATTATCCGTTCTGAAAGAAAGTTATTTTCCTAAGGGCGAAGCCGTAACATCAGAAATTACTGAAACTGATGAAACCATTGAGACTACAGACGAAGATTCACCTGTAAAACTCGATGAAAACATGAAATATTATACTTCAGCGATAAGTCGCTATAAATCTTAATTTTAACCCTATAGGAGAAAAACATGTACCTATCTGAAGACCTTCAAAAAAAGTGGGGTCCAGTACTTGAGCATGAGGATCTCCCAAAGATTAAGGACAATTACCGTAAGGCTGTTACAGCAGTTCTCTTAGAGAACCAAGAAATAGCAATGCGTGAGTCCGCCGGCCAAGATGGCGGGATGTTTGGGAATATCTCAGAGGCAGCTCACGCCAATAATATGGGTGACGGGGAAATCAACTACGTTGATCCTGTTCTCATCTCATTGGTTCGTAGAGCAATGCCTAATCTCATCGCTTATGATGTTTGTGGCGTACAGCCAATGAACGGACCTACTGGATTGATCTTTGCAATGAGATCCCGCTATACATCACAAGAAGGAGATGAAGCTTTAACTGATGAAGCTAACACAGCGTTTACTGGAACTGGAACTCATGGAACCCAAACGGGTGCCATGCAGGCAACAACCGGTACTGGTATGACTACAGCCGCAGCTGAGGACGTTACGTTCCCAGAGATGGCATTCAACATTGACAAAGTAACTGTTACAGCTAAGTCACGTGCACTCAAAGCAGAGTACACAATGGAATTGGCACAGGATCTTAAAGCCGTTCACGGTTTAGATGCTGAAACAGAATTGTCAAACATTCTTTCAAGTGAAGTTCTTGCTGAAATTAACCGCGAAGTTATGAGGACTATCTATACAAATGCCGTAGCTGGTGCAGCACATAATACTGCAACACCTGGAACATTTGACTTAGATGCTGATTCTAATGGTCGTTGGTCAGTAGAAAAATTCAAAGGCTTGATGTTCCAAATCGAGCGCGAAGCTAACGCAATTGCTAAAGCCACACGTAGAGGAAAAGGTAATATTCTTATTACTTCTTCTGATGTTGCGTCTGCATTGGCAATGGCTGGACAACTATCTGGTGTTCCAACAGGCAATGATATTCATCCTGATGATTCCAGTGCTACAATGGTTGGTACTCTTAATGGTCGATTCAAAGTTTATGTCGATCCTTATGCACCTACTTCTGCAACTAACTTCTTTACTGTTGGTTACAAAGGTTCGTCAGCATATGATGCCGGACTGTTCTATTGTCCTTATGTTCCACTACAAATGGTTCGCGCCGTTGGTGAGAATTCTTTCCAACCAAAAATTGGATTTAAGACTCGTTACGGGCTCGTATCTAACCCATTCGCTAACTCGGGTGGAACTGGAGCACTGACAGCTAATGCTAATGAGTATTACAGAGTTGTAACTGTTACAAACTTGATGTAATAGTAGTAATACAATTGGCCTCAGGCGAATTTAAAGGGTGGGCTTTTGTCCACCCTTTTTTTATGCTTACTAAATAGTAGTAGTAATAATAACTAGGAAAGATAAATGGCTTTAAATGATCAAGTTAAAAATATAAATCCTCTAACAGAAGTTCAATTCAAATTTGAAATTGTAGGATTTCCTGCAACAACATTTTTTGTTCAAACTGTTAATCTTCCCGGTGTAGCATTCGATCCAACACCAATAGGTCGACCTATGCGAACAGATGTTAATATAATGGCCGGTGCTGTTTCGTATGAACCCCTAGAAGTAACATTTGTTGTTGATGAATATTTAAAAAATTGGTTAGAAATGTTTAACTGGGTGACTGGAGCTCAACCACATTATACAAATGCGGTATTAACTATATTGAGTAGTTCAATGAATCCTACATTAGAAGTTCATTTTGAAAATACTTTCCCTACAAATTTAACAGAAATAGCATTTGATAGTACAGTATCAGAAACTACAAGCTTAATATCTACTGTTACATTTAATTATTCTGTTTATACAATTAAAAACTTATTGAATAACTGAAATGGCGAAACCTAAAACAGTAAGATCGATTGAGAGAAAAACACCTACACCAAAAAGAACCAGTATAGGTAAATCGCCATATTCTAGACCAAAGAATAAACACAAAAAGAGGAGCTGGAAGAAATATAGAGGACAAGGTAAGTGATACTATATTAGTGTTTCTGGCGAACACACCTTATTATAACATAGATTTTTTATTTGTCAAGTGAGCAAAACCACATGAACTGGATGCACACCCTGTAGATGATTTAATTATACCACATTGGAGATGAAGATGGAATGGGAAGAAATTGAGGGCAATGAAGTTCATTCAACAGCTGTAGTAAACTGGGATCAAATTAGTATTGGAACGGGTAATAAAATCGGCCCCTATGTGTGTATCGGTACAGATGCCCAACACACCAGAGAAGAATCTTCCGGTACAATAACAATAGGTAATAATAATATTTTTAGAGAATATACAACTGTTAATTTACCTACACGTTATTCACGATTAACAAGTATAGGAGATGATTGTTATTTTATGGCATTGTCTCATATAGCTCATGATTGTGTGGTTGAAGATGAGGTAATATTCTCTAATAATGTAACTCTGGGTGGGCATTGTCATATTATGAGAGGATCACAATTTGGGTTCAATACTATAGTTCACCAGTTTCAGGTGGTCGGTTCGCATTGTTTGCTTGGTATGGGTACTATTATTCCTTCAAAGATAAGAATTGAACCGGGCAATGTTTACGCAGGGAATCCAGCCAAGTTGTTGAGAATTAATTCTATAGGTTTAGAAAGACGAAATGTTAGTTTTCCTCAACTTAAAGATGAAAAAATAAGATATGAAGAAGTATTAATTGAATTGAACAGGCATTATTCAAAATGAAATTTGAAGAAATACAGAAATTATGGTCAGGTGATTGTGAGATTGATGAAACAGAACTATCTCAAGAATCAGTAAAAATACCACAACTACATAACAAATATTTAATTTTCTTTCATGATGAGAGATTAAGACTCCGTACTATGAGGTTTGAATATAGTAAGCTCTTAAAGTTGAAGAGGGAATACTATTCTGGAAGAATGACCGCAGAAGAAATGGAAGCTCTTGAATGGGAACCATTTCAATTCAAATTACTTAAAGCAGATATTCAAGAATACATAGATGCGGATGAAGACATAATAGAGATTAAGAAAAAATTAGCGTTGCAAGAAGAGAAGGTTGATTATCTTGAAGCTATAGTAAAGGGATTATCCAATAGAGGATATTTAATTAAAAATGCAATCGACTGGAAGCGTTTTACAGAAGGGCATTGAAGATATTCACATATCTAAACATGATGAGGTGTATCTAAAAATTAATTGTGAACCCTCTGTTGCCCAAGAAATATGTGATTATTTTACATTTTTTGTTCCCGGATATACGTTTATGCCCGCATATCGTAATAAGATTTGGGATGGTAAGATAAGACTTTTCAATATACACAGTAGATACTTGTATAGTGGTTTACTTGAATATGTTTTTATATTTGCCAAAAAACGAAATTATAAAGTTATTCCAGATGGAGATTGGTGGAAACCTCTTAAGATAGAACACAATCAAGAGTTTATAGATCACTTGAATCTTCCTTTTGTTCCTAGAGATTATCAGCTTGAAGCATTTCATCATGCATTATCATATCAAAAAACACTATTGGTATCCCCTACTGCTAGTGGTAAATCTCTAATCATCTATCTAATTGTACGTGCACTTAATGTTAAGACCCTAATAATCGTACCTACCACTTCACTTGTTTCACAGTTATATGCTGATTTTCAAGAATATGGATGGGATTCTTTAAAATATTGTCATCAAGTTTATGCAGGACAGGACAAAGTGTCTGATAAAAAGGTCGTTATTTCTACATGGCAATCTATTTACAAACTTGGTAGAAAACTATTTGAACCATACGAATTGGTGATAGGAGATGAGGCACATGGATTTAAATCGAAATCACTCACTTCAATTATGACTAAATGTGTAAATGCGAAGTATAGAATTGGTACAACAGGAACATTAGATGGTACACAAACACACAAATTAGTACTTGAAGGTCTATTTGGTAAGGTTTATAAGGCCACAACAACGAAAGATTTAATTGATAAAAAGGAATTAGCATCTTTTAGTATAAAAATTTTATTATTAAAATATCCTAATGATGTCTGTGTATCAATGAGAAATAGTAAATACATGGATGAAATAGAATTTATTGTTGGTCATGAGAAAAGAAATAAATATATAAAAAATTTAGTATTATCACTTAAAGGTAATACTTTATTACTCTTTAGATTAGTTAAAAAACACGGACGTATTTTATACGATATGATTAAGGAGGTAACCGATGAAAGTAATAGAACAACATTTTTCGTACACGGGGGTACAGAAACCGAGACTAGGGAACGAATACGAGCAATCGCAGAGGAGGAACATGATGCCATCATCGTGGCAAGTTATGGGGTATTCAGTACCGGCATCAACATTAGGAATTTGCATAACATTGTTTTTGCTTCTCCTTCTAAGTCTCGCATCCGAAATTTACAATCGATAGGCCGAGGTTTACGTTTATCTGAAAATAAAAATGAAACGGTACTATATGATATAACAGATGATTTAAGAACCGGTGCAAGAAAGAACTTTGCATATCAACATTTTGAAGAACGAGTTAAGATTTATGAAGAAGAGCGTTTTCCTTATACGATACATAAACTTGACTTATAGAAAAAATATGTTATAATAAGTAAACAAACTTGAATAATCAACTGTTTTATTAGAAGATATTATGGCAAAAAGAAAAAAAGTAGCAAAACAACATTATGTAGACAATGCAAAGTTTTTGGAGGAGATGGTTGAGTACAAACGAGACTATAATGCAGCTGTCAAAAACGGTGAAGATCCCCCGGTCGTATCAGAATATCTAGGTTCTGTATTTTTGAAAATAGCACAAAGATTATCGTTTAGACCCAATTTTATTAACTACACATTTAAGAATGATATGATTTCTGATGGAATAGAAAATTGTTTACATTATATCCACAATTTTAACCCAGAAAAGTCAAATAACCCCTTTGCTTATTTTACTCAAATAATTTATTATGCGTTTATTCGTAGAATACAAAAAGAAAAGAAACAACTTTATATAAAATATAAAACTATGCAGAATGTTGAACAGAGTGCGGAGTTTGATAATGATGCGAATGTTTCTATAAATGATTATAGAGGTTCAGACTTTAAGGTGGTAGTTGATGATTTTGTAGAAACTTTTGAACAGAGTAAAAAAAAGAAAGCAATTAAAAAAACAGAATCCACTTTGGAACTTTTTATGGGTGTGGCATGAAAATCGCCTTAATAACCGACACTCACTGGGGAGCCCGCGGAGATAGTCTTACCTTTTTAAATTATTTTCGAAAATTTTATGATAATGTGTTTTTTCCTTACCTAGAAGAACATAATATCAAAACACTTATTCATTTAGGTGATGTAGTAGATCGTAGAAAATTCATTAATTTCAAAATATTGAACAACCTGCGAATAAATTTTATTGACCGCCTATGGAAAATGGGAATAGATACTCATATAATTGTGGGTAACCATGATACCTTCCACAAAAATACCAATGAATTAAATTCCATAGAGGAAATGTTCACTACTCACGAGGGTAAGGTTGAGCCATGGATATATTCATCTCCAAAAGAAGTTGATTTTAATGGATTAGGAATCCTCATGATGCCATGGATAAATGAAGATAACTATGGTGAGTGTATGAAGTCAATTCAAAACACTCAATGTCAAATTCTTATGGGACATCTAGAAGTTAAAGGATTTGAGCAACATATTGGTTCATGGAGTTATGATGGGGTTGAAGCAAAACTTTTTGATAAATTTGATATGGCCATGAGCGGTCATTTTCACCACAAGTCAGATGATGGAACAATTTACTATTTAGGAAATCCCTATGAAATAACATGGAGTGATTATAAAGACCCTAGAGGCTTCCATATCTTTGATACCGACAAGAGGGAATTAGAGTTTATACAAAACCCGTATAGGATGTTTAGAAAATTCTACTATGATGACAGCGAAGAAACATTTGAATCATTAACGAGTAAAGATTATAGTGAGTATGAGAATTCTTATGTTAAATTAGTTGTTCAAAAGAAAACCAATCCTTATTGGTTTGATACTGTAATGGATAAGTTATATCAAGCAAATGTTGCTAACTTAGTAATAGTAGAAAATTTTTCAGATTTGGAATTTATGGAGGATGATGAATTAATTGATGAGGCACAGGACACC